TTAAAATTTTACCTTGTCTAACTTGCTAGATATGTCTGATACCATTTTTTGAGTAACGTGAGAATAAATCTCTAGTGTGGTCTTTGAGTCACTATGCCCTACTCTGTCCATGATGGCAGTCAAGGGAATGCCCAGCTCAGCAAGTAGGGATATGTGAGAATGTCTAAATGTATGTGTAGTTATGTTTTTTTCTATGCCGATTTTTTGACCATGTCTTTTCAATGCACAAATAACCCTGGCATTTGTTATTGGTTCTCCTAGAGTATTGATGAAAATAAAATCTGTATCAAATCCATTTGTCGCATTCTCTATTATTTGCTCTTTGATAATATCTAACACTTTTTGAGGTGCTGTTATAACCCTATCGGACTTGATTGTCTTTGGTGTAGTTCTCTCTTTTTGTCTGAAATCGTATGTATGCTTGATGTGAATAGTCTTTTTAGAAAAATCTATATCTTCCTTGTAGTTTAAGGCTGCCAGCTCTCCATACCTCATGCCAGTAAGAAAAAGAACTTTAGCTATTCGGATATACTTTGTAATTCGATAATCACATAGGGCCTCGTCTTTTAAATTTTGGATGAATAACTTAAACTCTTTTTGGTCTAAGTATTTTGTATTTTTCTTTCTGAGTTCGTCGGATGTAATTACTTTTCTAGGCGTTTCAACAAATAGCATTTCATTTGTATCAATATAATTCATTCTGATAGCGAATTTCATTATCTGATTGAGCTTGAACTTGATTTTAGAAACATAGTTATGAGATCTCCCATCTTGTAATAGTTGATCTATTACTTTTTGTAATAAACGTCTATCAATATTTCTAACTAGGTAGTCGCCCTCTATCTGCTTTAAAATCTCTTTTTTTACATTTTTTGAAGCATAGACTGTTGAATTTTTAACACCATGTTTCCAATTTTCCTCAAATTCCTCATATAGTTTTTCAAAAGTTATATTAGAAACAGAATGTTGTTTTTCCCCTAACTTTTGTTTTATCTTTTCCTGCAACAAGATGGCGGCTTGATTTCTTGCTTGTGGAGTTTTCTTCTCCATGGTTACTGAAACTTTTTTTAATTTCTCAGTATATGGATCTTTATATCGCTCAAAAAATTTGTATTTTCCGTTGGAAAGTTCTTCCATCCACATTGATTTTACCTCACTTTTTTGATAAAATGGGTACAAGAAAACTACCTTTTTAATGGTTGTTTCCTATACATGATTTCCTCACACTCTCCTTGGCCAAAATTTGAGTGTGGGGATTTTTTTAATTTTTCAGCATCAAATACGCATCGACGTAAATTAAAGGTACGCTTTTTTCTTTGTTGCTGTTGGTGGTATATTCGTAAGAAAGCAAGTAACGCCCGTTTACAGTTAGGTGATCTTTTTCTAAAAATCTTTTTTCTATACGTTCAGTTTCCATGAACAGCATATAGAAATCACCGTTAGGTTGTGTAGCAAGCATTTTCGTGTACTTGCCTTCTTTAAAAATTTGCACTATCTCCAGATTGTCGATTCTCATTTTTAAAGAGAAGAATTTTTCTGGCTCTCGGAGAACAGTTTTGTAATCATAGATTTTATAATCATCTGACTTGTAATTATCTTTTGTGACCTTATCAACTTTAGTCAATAGCTTATCAAAATATTCTTCTACGCTAATATCATCAGATGATGATGCCTGAGTGGTCGGTTCGCTGGATGACTTTTGCGTTTGATTTGTACAAGCGGTTGAAATAACAAGTGCACAAAGCAAAACAGATGATATGGAAAATATTCTTTTCATTTTATCCTACTCCTTTTTCAATTAAGTAAAGCCAAATATTCTTCTTTTACCATTATTTCATCGGCAATGGTTTTTAAATTATACTTTTCCATAAATACCAGGTAATTAAATGTAGTGGCATCTTCGGCTATATCCAACTCAGCTTTCATAAGGTGATGGATCATATTCCTATTAGCCTCAAGCTCACACTTTTCCCTAAAAAGCTGATAAGTATCTGGCGCGTGGTTTCTATGGCCTATCTCATGTAAAGCGACTTGTACCCTTTTTTCATCAGATATAGCATCACTCAAAAACATAGTTTTGAGGGCTGGGATGTAAAAGGCTTCATCTGGAAATAGACCATCTTCAAAAATCTCTATATCTATGCCTAGATTTTGAGAAAATTCTTTTTCAGTCATAAACAATCCAACCTTTGATTATTATTGTTTTCTGAGATAAATCTCTATTATGTTTTGAATTGCTTTTTTATCTTCTTCAGTTAGTGGTTTACCATTGAAGCGCATAGCAGTAGAGGCAAGTTCCTCAACATCGACTTCTTTGCCTTCGAAAAAGAATTGTTCTTTTTTATTAGCGATGGTAGGATTATCTGTGCGACCAAGTAAGTAGTCTGTAGATACGTTGAAGTAGTCAGCGATTTTTTCAATTTTATCGCCGCTAGGAGTTGAAGTTTCCCATTTTCTGAGACTGCCATTACTAAAATTTAAATTCCTTTCCAATTCGGCAAGAGTAACCTTTCTATCATTGGCTAACGAGCGTATTCTATCTAAAATAGTCATGTGTAAAAACCTCCAAAAATAAGGCTTTACAAAATAATGTAAAATTTTCTACTAAAATGATTGACAGATAGAAAATTTTCCGTTATACTTATTTTGTAAGCTAGTTGACCAGCTGACATAAATACAAATAGAATAATCCGCCAAGATTTTCGTTATATCTGTTTTTATGATATAGCTGTATTTTTTATACCCTTATAATAGACTATTTTCTATTATTTGTCAATGAATAATGCTTATTTTCTTATAAAATTTTCTATCAAAAGGAGGTGCCGGAAGTGATTTATGACAAAATAAAAGAAATTGCTTCAGAGAAGGGGATTTCGATTTATAGAATCGAAAAAGATCTTGATTTAGGTAACGGGGCAATCAGCAAATGGAACAACAGTTCGCCATCTGCCACTACTCTAAATTCAATTGCAAATTATTTAAATGTTCGTCTTGAACAATTGCTGGAGGAATAACATGAACGAACTCATCAACGTAACCCTGAATGACAATCAGGAGCCAGTAGTGTCAGGAAGACAACTACATGAGTCGCTGGGTGTTAATTCAAGATATACAACATGGTTTGACCGTATGAAGGAATACGGATTTACAGAAGGTCAGGACTTTCTCCCAAATTTGGGAAAAAGTACAGGAGGGCGACAAGCTACTGACCACATCATCAAGCTAGACATGGCCAAGGAAATTGCTATGATCCAGCGGACGGAGAGAGGTAAGCAAGTCCGACAATACTTTATCCAAGTAGAAAAAGACTTTAATAGCCCTGAGAAGATTATGGCAAGAGCATTGCTCATGGCTGATCAGAAAGTCCACAAGCTGGAGGCTCAGATTGAAGCGGACAAACCCAAAGTCCTCTTTGCAGACGCAGTAAGTGCAAGCCATACATCTATCTTGGTTGGCGAACTTGCCAAGCTCATTAGCCAAAACGGCTACAAAATCGGTGCCAATCGCCTCTTTTCTTGGATGCGCGAAAATGGCTACCTGATTAAGCGCAAAGGCTCAGATTGGAACATGCCAACCCAACGTAGCATGGACTTGAAACTCTTTGAAATCAAGGAAACAAACGTGCAACACGCAGATGGACATATCACTGTGAACAAGACACCAAAGGTCACAGGCAAAGGACAACAGTATTTTATCGATAAGTTCCTTAATTAGGAATACCTGACAGGTTAGAAAGTAGAAAGAATGATTGAAAATAAGTGAAGAGAAAGGAGACTGTATGACAGACTTTAAAAATTTAGATTGTCAATTTATCTTTCAAGAATGCGACTGAAAATTATACTGCTGTTAGTAATAGTTTTATCAATGATCCTGCGCTGGATTTTACAGCGGTTGGCATCATGATGGTGGTGCTGGCTAATCACCCAAATTGGCAAGTCTATCCGGATGAGATAGCTAAAAGAAAAGGTGTTAACCGAAAGACAATCGATAAGTATTTCAAAATCTTTGAAGAGGCTGGATATTTACGAAAAATCAGAAAAAAACCTTCTGGAAATGGAGGGAGTCATATATTCAGATTCTTTTCAGATGTAAAAATATCTGATTTCCAATTCGATATTATGAAACAGAGATTGAACCTATCTATCAAAAGGGCGTCTATGAATTATAATTCTGACATTCCAAAAAGTGAGATGTCAGAAAGTGAGATGTCAGAAAGTGAGATGTCAGATTTTGGGCACTAATAAATACTAATTAACAACAAGTATTAAATAACAATAAATACTAACTAACAACAAGTACTACTCTTAATAAATAAAAGAGAGTATACAAAAAAGTATCTGAGAAACTCAGACACTTTCTAAAAAAATCTAACTTAATTATAGCATGAAAGGGGAAAAATGGAAACAGTTCAAATCGTGAGAATTAAAGATGTGATCATCGAGAAGATTTCTGCAAACGATGAAGAGTTAAAACGTATCTTTGGATGTTCAAAACGACAAGCAGGAGAGCGAAGAAGAGAAATGAAAAAACTCCCTAGTCAGCAAAAACATCTTTTGGATAGTGGACAACTTGTAACGATTAAAGGTTTCTATGAATACTTGCAATATCGAGGCAGTCAACCATGGAAGAAAGAAATGGCTAAAACCGTTAAGATGACACGATAGCAGAATAATAACTACTAATAAATAACAATCTAGTAGTTATAAGAATAATAGAAAGAGGAATTTATCCACAGGTAAAAATAATGAAAAAAATCGCTACCACAATGAATGTGAGTGTTTCTGATCTCTTTGCACAGGATACCCCTATTAAAAAAAATAGACATTCAACCCCAGTAAATCCAAAAATTTATAAAGAATTTATTGATAATGTAAATCAATATCAACGCCTGACAGGTGCGACGTATGAAAAAATTTCTAATATCATAGGGAAGTCAAATTCATATATTTATGACGTTATCGATAAACAGAGAAAGAGTACACTTAGTATAAAAAGTAACGCCAGTTTAACTAAGGGGTCTATGATTTTAAGACAAGAAATTGAAAAAATCGAGAGTGGAAAGAATCGAATTCCCTCTAAATTAACCTATCAAACAATAGATAGAGATAGTGAAGTGGTGTTTAGATTTAATGGTCTAATAAAATCCGTTAATGATTTATCTGATAAAGAATTACAGATAATTGTCTCAATATTTGATGCCTTGAAAATTCCAGCTAAGATTTCAAAAATTGAAATTAGAGAAACTAATGTCTTTGGAGGAGGAAAATGACAAATACCATTTACAAAAAATTACTCAATGTTTTTAAAGGAGGAAAGAAATATGCCAAATTGGGCAGAGGGGACTCTTAAATTAAGAGGCAGACGCGAAAACGTTGCATCAGCTTTAAAAGAAATGCTATTAGGAAATAAAGGCGCAACACTTGAAGAAGAATACGATGGCACTCTACTAATATTTAAAAACGAGTATGATTATTTTTATATAAACGGTACAAGGCGTGCGTTTATTTCTAGTAAAGATATTGAAATTTGGTTGGATGATGATTTTGTGATTATCGAACTTGAAGATTTCAAACAAGCATGGGCAGTATTAGCTGACAATTACACAGAAATTTCTAGTAAGTTTGATGTTGATATTAAAATTTTCACTTTTGAAATGGGTATGGAATTTACACAGGAAATTGAAATTTCAAAAGGTGAAATCATCAAGAATATTGTAAACGAAAACTTTACTAACTATTCATGGGATGTGCCTTTTAGTAGACTTGGAGGATAGATAATATGGCAGATTTAACATTTGCAGAATTACAGCGAAAAATGCAATTGGAGAAGAGAAAAACCAAAGATGTCAAATATGCATTTAGAAATGCCGAAGACATTTACACAGCTTTTAAGGAGTTAAATAGTGACTGGTCTGTAATTGCATCTGATGAACTAATTGAGGTTGCTGGTAGGGTATTTATCCAATCAACAGCATTTGCGCTAGATAAAGAGGGGAATATCAAGCAACAATCAACTTCATTTGCTGAACTAAGTACAGTTCCAGTATTCAATACTCAAAAAGGACAGGTTAAGCAAATGCAAGATCCGCAATGGACAGGTGCAGTCAGCTCATACGCTCGAAAATATGCCTTGCAGGGGTTGTTTGCGATTGGTGAAAAAGATATTGATGAGTATCCAGTAGAAGAAAGCCAAGAACAAAATCAAGTAAGGTACATTGACAACATTCAGTATCAAGAAATTAACGACCTTATAAATGATATTGCAAAAATTAAAGGGATGCCGTTCGATACGCTTGCTAACTATGTACTATCTGAAAAATTAAAAGGTTTACAAGATTTTCATAGAGTACAAGTTGGTGACTACGAGGTATTGAAAAACTATTTAACTGAACAACTAGCAAAGGCAAAAGCAAAGAGAGGTAATTAAACATGGTAAAAGATGTAACTAATAGCTTGACAGAAATCAAGGTGGATTTTCAACCTGCAGTAATTAATGTTGACCGTGAGGCGATCGAGGCACAAGTAGCCACAGCCATTGCACAGTATAGCGGTCGCGAGGTTACTGTTGATAATTACAAAGAAGTTTATGAAGAGCGAACCCGCTTTAATAAGCTGATTGGGGGCTTAGACACTCAACGCAAAGATTTTAACCGACAAATCAATGAGCCAGCAAAAGACTTTGATAAGTGGGTCAAAGAAAAAGTCATCAAGCCTATTGAGGCCGTAACAGATGCTATGTCAGCAGGACTTAATGCGATTGATGAACATGAACGATTGATGCGCGTGGATGTCGTGCGTGCTACATTTGAGGATAAGTGTATGGTCGCAGGGATTGAAAAATCCACATTCGCTGACAAATACGATGAGTACAGCCTCAAGAAATATTTTAAAACAGGCAAGTATGAGCTGAAAAAGACAACACTTGATGAAATGGATGGCTTAGTACTTTCAGAATTTGATGCCCTGGAAGAATACAAGGCTAACAAGCAAGCTATCCAAGAGCAAGCTCAAGAGTACGATTTGCCAGCTGATAGCTATATCAGACATCTTGAAGATGGTAAGAGTCTTGTTGATATTCTCAAGATGATGAAAACTGATCGAGATGCTGAGATTGCACGCAAGGAGCAGAAAGAAATCCAAGAAAAAGCAAAAGCTGAACGACTTGAAGAAATTGCTCAATCGGCCAAGAAAAATGCTAATGCGAATATCAAGGCTTACGATGCCGAAACAGGCGAGATTTTGGAACAGGGTACAATTACACCAGAACCTCAAAACAATGCGCGAGAGGTGGCAAAATTTGAGCCTAGCGAGCCTTTGGTCAAATTAGTACGTCTTGAATTGCACGGTGGTTTAGAACAGTGGGAAAATACACAAGAATATTTTGAGGATAACTTTATCGGTTTTGAAACTTTGGAGGATTAAGTAGAATAAGGAGTCAGACCTATGAGATGTTTTTATGTCAGCGGTAAAATTGCAGATCTTGATTTGGGGTCAGAAATCAATGCAGAAAATTCATTTATGGCTGCTATTGAGTTTGTGAAACGATATACCGACTTATTAAAGTTTGGTTCAAATGAAATCAAGGTATCAGAAGTAGAGGAGGTGCAAAATGATAAATAACGTTGTTTTAGTAGGGAGACTTACAAGAGATGCCGAACTGAGATACACGCAATCTAATATTGCGGTTGCTACGTTTACTCTTGCTGTAAACCGTCCATTTAAGAACGAGGCTGGAGAGCGTGAGGCTGATTTTATCAATTGCGTTATCTGGAGACAGTTAGCTGAAAATCTTGCTAATTGGGCTAAAAAAGGCTCTCTTATCGGAGTTACAGGAGTAATTCAAACACGTAGCTATGATAACCAGCAAGGTCAACGTGTTTATGTCACAGAAGTTGTTGCCAGTAATTTTCAACTGTTGGAAAGCCGTAACAGTCAGCAAAATACTCAAGGTCATCAAGACCATCATGGCGGTTATCAGCAGCAGGGCTACAGTAATCAAGGCAGTTCTTTCCAAAATGGAAATAACCAAGGGAACAATTTCCAAAATGGAAATAGTTACGGGCAACAAGGCAGTTCCTTTGAGGGGAACACAACAAATCTAGTTCCTGATTTCACCCGTGATAACAATCCATTTGGCAGACCCACAAATCCATTGGATATTAGTGATGATGATTTACCGTTTTAGCGAAAGGGGATATTCTAGTTAAGTTATGAAATTCTTAGACTTATTTGCTGGCATTGGAGGTTTTAGGATCGGCATGGAATCAGCCGGGCATGAATGTATAGGATTTTGTGAAATAGACAAATTCGCTAGAGCTAGTTATAAAGCTATACACGATACGAAAGGAGAAATTGAATTACATGACATCACAACAGTATCAGATGACACTATTCGAGGAATCGGAAGTGTGGACATTATCTGTGGAGGATTTCCGTGCCAAGCTTTCTCAATTGCAGGAAACAGACGAGGTTTTGAAGATACACGAGGAACTTTGTTCTTTGGAATTGCTAGGTTCGCATCTATTCTCAGACCTAAATATCTATTCCTTGAGAATGTTAAAGGATTGCTCAATCACGAAAATGGAGTTACATTCGAGACCATTATCTCAACCTTGGATGAACTGGGGTACGACGTGGAATGGCAAGTGCTTAACAGCAAAGATTTTGGAGTCCCCCAAAATCGGGAACGTGTGTTCATTATCGGACATTCTAGAAAAAGAGGCACCAGAAGAGTTTTTCCTATCGGAAGAGCAAATAGAGAATTTGATTTTGAACCAAAAATAAAGATTGTTGGTAACACTAAAAATCCGAACGGGACAAGTCAAGGGACTGGGAGCGTTGTTTACGACTCAAACGGTTTAGTCGGTACGCTTTGCGCTAGAGATTATAAAGAGCCAAAACAAGTAGCTATACCAGTATTGACACCTGATAGAGTAAATAAACGACAGAATGGTAGACGTTTAAAAAAAAACGGTGAGCCTATGTTTACGCTGACGGCACAAGACCGTCATGGGATTTTAATTAAAGAAGCAACAAAAAAAGGTTATGCAGAGGCTACAGTTGGTGATAGTGTAAACCTATCTCATCCAAACTCTAAAACAAGGCGAGGTAGAGTTGGTAATCAGATAGCAAATACTCTCTTAACTGGAGAGAGTCAAGGTGTGGTTGAGCCTGATTTTAGGATTAGGAAGCTAACACCTAGAGAATGCTGGAGGTTACAAGGTTTTCCTGATTGGGCTTTTGATAAGGCGCAGGAGGTCAACTCTAACAGTCAATTATACAAGCAAGCAGGCAATAGCGTAACAGTAAACGTTATTTCTGCAATAGCACAGGGGTTAGGAGGAAATTAACCCTATTTAAACCAATTTGAAAAGGAAACAGAATATGACAAAAATTGAAATCGTTATGGTACTTACAACTTTGATGTCTATTACATGGGCAGCGATTGTTACAATTCACACTATGCAAGCTATCAAAAAGCACAAGGCAAAAGTGGATTATTATCAGAAACCACAAGTGCAATGTGAGATTGCACGTCATGTACTTAAAAACAAATGGTACTCAGATGGAGGGGAGGTGTTTAGATGAAAGTATTTGATGGCGCTATTTCAAATTAGCTTAATTTAAAGCAGGAGGACAATATGGATAAAAAACTTATTGGGTTAGATCTAACCCACATTGCAGATGGAGGATTACAGGAGAAACTAGACAAAGAGCTTGAAAAAGTCTTTGATAACATCCTTGACCTAAATACAGATGCGAAAGCAAAACGAAAAGTGACTATCACACTTACAATGTCAGCAAATGAAGAGCGTACAGTTGTTGATACTACCATGGAGGTGAAATCAAAATTTGCGCCTCAAAATGGAGTAGCTACAACAATTCTTATTGGGCGTGATTTTGATACAGGACAAGTACATGCTAACGAGCTGAAAAGTACAGTACCTGGTCAAATGTACTTTGATGAAAACGGAGAAATTCTGACGGATATTGGGCAACCAGTGGCAGAAATTGAACAACAAGCAGAAACAAAACCAGATATTATTGATTTCAACAAAAAGAAAGTAGGTAACTAATATGACAACAGAAAATCTTAAATCAGCATTGGAATACGCAGTAGAACTAAATGAGCATGGTTTGGAAATTTTAACAGCTGCAGATGGAACAGAGTATTATGATGCCAACAAATTCAACCTCAAAGAACTTGACCCTAAACGCTATCCTAAAACTCTGGAGCTATCAACCTTGACAAGCCTTGTTGACTATCTCAAAACAGACCTAAACAATTTGAAAAACCAACGCTTGATTGTAGCAGTTGAGAAAAATGATGAGGTTTGTGTGTGGTCTGAAAATGATGAGTTAGAACGTCGCACATTACTTGTTGATGTTAAGGCACGCATCCCAGAGTTATCTTTTGGCCGTTTCCTATCATCGGAACAGTTCAATATCATGTTGCAATCAAACTTTATTGACGATAACGATCGTGGCACATTGCTAGAATTTGCTAGCGCATTGAAAATTGAGAATGGGGCTGAAATTGAAGATAATGGAGTATCTCAAGTAGCAACAGTTAAAACAGGGGTGGCAAGCCTTGCTAAAGGCAAAGCACCTAATCCGGTTACATTGCGCCCATATCGTACATTTAGCGAGGTTGAGCAACCGGCAAGCCTATTTGTCTTTAGGATTGATAAGCAAGCCAATATGGCTTTATTTGAGGCAGATGGTAAGCGTTGGGTAGCTGATGCAGTAGGAAACATTGCATCCTATCTAAAAGAGCAACTAGCAGACCAAAAACATATCACAGTATTAGCATAAGAAAGGGGAAATTAAAATGAGTGATTACAAACAACGGATGATTGAAGAATACAAACAATTAAAAGAGCGCACCAATAAGTTAAGTTTGATGATTAGTAACTATTACGTAGGAACACTTGATTTTAAACTAAAATGTCCTATTGAGTTACTTGAAACTCAACACTATACAATGTGTGCATATCTCAAGATCCTTGAACAGCGTGCAGAAATTGAAAACATTGAGTTTTAAGGTAATCAAAATGAAATTTGAGTTTTCTTTGCCTCGGAATACTAAGCTAAAATCTCTAAACATGGTTATCAATAGTAATGACAGACAACATCAAACAGATAAGGCTAAAGTTACTAAGCGCATTAGAGCTTTTGCTTATTGGCATACATCAATGAACAAGGATAAAGGGAGGGCTGCTTTTAGCCCCTCTAACCCTTGTGAGGTTACAGTTACAATTTACAGCCCTACTAAGTCTAAATTAGATCCACCTAACTTGTATCCGACAGTCAAGGCTATCATTGATGGCATGACTGATGCAGGTATTTGGACAGACGATAATCATAAGGTTATCAAAAAGTTATCTTTTGTTTATGGTGGTTTGAGCGAGGAAAAAGGGCATTATAGATTAGTGTTTGATATAGAGGAGGTGGAAAATGAATAAAGATCTAATTGAAACACCACGCTTTAACTTTTTTATAGGGGATGAAGTTCTCTTGAAAGGGAAAATAGTCGGTTTTGATGTGGATGAGAACAAGTTCGTTGAAAATGTTGTTAGATTGGAATACGGGCAAACTCTCAATGTACCCAACAATAATATTTATATTACAGACGACATCGTTGATAAATCCAAAATTAAAGTCGTAGTACCGCAGTTTGTGGCGGATTTTATCGCAGAACAGAAAAAACTGGGTCATACACTGTCCTACTCAATAGACGCAAGCATGTCTGACATAGTTGCAGAATGGTATTGGGATAATTCCGAACTCTTCGCACTAGCTTGGATTTTCGGCTACGAGGTCGAGGAAGAGAAAGGGATTGAGATTGAGGAGGTTGAGTATGATACAAACGCTTGAAGAAGGAATGAAGAATCAAAGTAAATGCATAAAAATCCCAGAAGAAATCAGACCGTTTGATATAGGGTATCGAATAGTGAATCAACATGGAAATCCGCTCGCTTTAAGAAATGGGGCAAGTATATTCGATTTGCCTTTTCTGGCTGAAAAAGCTATAGAAAAAGAGTTTGGGAAGAATGATCCAAACTTTGATATCGGAAAGCATTCTGTTGAAGAGGTTGCTATTGTCAATTTAAGTAAATTTCATAGTTACTTTGAGGGGGTGAAAGATGAGTGACTTTCTAAAAGGTATTGGAGCAGTAACATTAATATTATCAACAGTTGCAGTCGTTTTCCTTACTATTTGCGGGCTTATTGAATGGTATTTTACATGGGTATTTTCAATTTTCCCAATCAAACCTTATTTAATACCAGTTTTGTTAGTACATTCTTTTCTTTTTGGAGGATTGGTATTTTTTGTAGGGAGTTTAGTTGAACTAATCGGTAAAAGAAAATCTAAAAGATAAAATCACACTTATTTAAGGAGGGTAACAAATGAAAACTAAAAAACTATTAGCAATCGCATTGCTTGGCTTATTTTTTGTATGGTTGGCAGCATGTGGAAACAAGGATGTCCTTGGAACAACTTTCACTTTTAATTACGCAAAAGTGAAAATGGTAGATGGGCAAATCGTAGAGGGCAAAGTCAAACAGTGGGCGAAGTACGAGAAACAGGATAGTATTCGTGTCACTTTTGAAAACGGAGATGAGTATTACACTCACTCAAGCAACGTGATCTTGTATAACAAATGATGAGGGGGGAGAAGATGACCAGGCCTAAAAACTATCCTTACTCAAGACCTCAGTGGGAAAAAGTGGTTACAGAAGTTCACAGCTGGGGGTGTTCAAATAATTTTAAAATAGTAACCTTACAAAATAGAATCACAGGAGAAGAAAAATGAAATCTAAAAAAACAGGTATTATCATTGGGGCGCTATTTGTAATCATTGCCTCACCGTTTGTAGTGCAATTTGGCTGGAATGAGGTCGTAACAACAATTGTCCCGGTTGGAAAAATTTCAGTTTGGCAAGCTTTGGGATTAGATGCGCTACTGTCATTCATCTTCCCTTTTGTGTCAAGTAAAAAAGAATCTTATGAAGACTATTCCCGTTCTGTTACTAGTAGTATCTCAAAGATTGTAACTTGCGCATTATTGATTTGGATAGCTAGTCTATTTATTTAGTGAGATTTGGAGGTAATGGATGACGAAGAAAAAAATAGAGCGATTATCTGTTATCCACAGGCGAGAGATAAATTGGCTAAAGTGGTATTTTTTGAGGGATAAGAAAAATCCGCAAAGAACCATCCTTGAGCAAAAGATACATGAGGCATTTTTAGAGAATAATATTGAGCAGTCTGTATTTTTGGTAAATCTGAAAACTGTAACAGATGAATATATCGAGAAGTCAGATAGAAAAATGTTAAAAACGATAAAAGAGGTCTATGTATTTGAAAACATCAATGTGATCGGCGCGTGTCAGAAAATTTTATATCTAAGTCCTAGCCCGGCATACACTTACATCAACAAATGGTTTGATAAGTATTTTGTTTCAACTTACAAGCACATCCCCCTATCTAAATAACCGTAAAAATACCCTATCCTATGTATCTATAATCAAGGTACATAGGTTTTTTATTAGGAGGATAATATGGATAATCTGACAACAAAACCATATCACAGACAGAATACTATTAACCAGTATAATTTGTTGGATTATGATGCCACGCGCACAGATGGGAAATATAATTTGCCAACCCTTGAACCAGTTGATCATGTGCCTAAAAAGCTACAGGGATTTAACTATGTTTTGAATAAACCTGACTATTCAGCTACCGTACATTTTTTCTTAGATGATTATCAGTTTGAAAGAATTTGGAAGCGCCCAGATTTTTACCTAGAAAAACTAGCTGATTTTGATTGTGTACTTACACCAGATTTTAGCCTATATACAGACATGCCAATAGCTATGCAGGTTTGGAATACTTATCGCTCAAGATTGATAGGCCAAATGATGCAGAATTGGGGTTATACAGTCATACCTACTGTATCATGGTCAAGTCCAGAAAGTTATGAGTTTTGCTTTGATGGTTTGCCGAAACATAGCACAGTGGCCATCAGTACAGTAGGCATAAAACAACGCAAAGAGCGCTTTGAATTGTGGAAAGATGGAGTAGATACCATGATTAAAAAGATAGCGCCAAAGCGTATTTTGGTATATGGTGGTGAGGTTGATTATGATTATAAAGGTATTGAGGTAATTTATTTTGGAAATGATACAACAGAAAGGATGGACAAATGGGCGGTCGAGGAGCAAGCTCTGGAATGAGTAACAAAGGCAAAAAGTATGGGACAGAATATAGTACCTTGCATACAGCAGGTAATATAAAATTTGTCACTCAAAATGGCAGTGGTGGACAAGTAGCACCTATGGAAACCATGACCAAAGGTAGAGTATATGTATTAGTTGATAAGCATAAAAATACATTGAAAAGCATCACATACAATGATACGAATAATAAACGTAGTAAGCAGATAGATTTAGACCATGAACATAAAAAGATGCAGCCTCATACTCACCACGGTTATTTCCATGCTGAATATGAAGTAAGTAAGAAAGGTGCTACAAATCTGACCACTAAAGAGAAGAAGATGGTTGCTAGAGTGATGAAAGAGTGGTATAATTACAATAGGAAGCGTAAGGGATAGTATAGAAGGAGTACACCTTGATAGAGGTAGCCACGGTGCGAATCCGTGTCATTGCGCTGTATCTAGCCCCTTAATTGGGGCTTTTTTTGCGCCTTAAATCAAAAATAACAGTAAAACATCCCCTCTTTTAGCATATAAAATGAAATCATGAGTAGCAATACTTGTGATTTTTTTGTTGGAAAGGAGGGAGCGAATGAATGAAAGACAGAGGCGCTTTGCAGATGAGTACATAAAGACAGGAAACGGCTATCAATCAGCAATTAAGGCTGGTTATAGTGAGAGTTATGCCAATAATCGTATTACTGAACTGTTGGGAAATGTTGGGATAAAAGAGTACATAAATAAGCAGATGCAAGAGCTGCACAAGTCAAACATCATGGATGCGACAGAGGCGCTCTATATCCTTTCTGAAATCGCTAGAGGTAAACGAGATGAGGAGGTTTTGATACTTAATCCAACAACAGGAAAAGTAGAGAGACATATCAAAAAAGCAGATAATGCGACAGTTATTAAAGCTATTACTGAAATCTTGAAACGATATCCAACAGCTAAACAATCTGAAAAACTAGAACTTGAGATTGAGAAATTAAAATCACAGTTGATAGATACACAAATGGAAGATGACACCATCACAATTATTGATAGTTGGGAGGGTGACGATGAAGATAATTGATATTCAAAAAAATGTCAATCCTCATTTCAAGAGTGTTTGGAAATCCAAGAAACCTTACAACATTTTGAAAGGTGGGCGAAACTCATTCAAATCATCAGTTATTACCTTAAAGCTGATTGTCATGATGACTTGGTACATCATAAGGGGTGAAACTGCCAATATTGTCATTATCCGTAAAGTAGCTAATACAATCCGTGATAGTGTGTATAATCAAATCCAATGGGGGCTATCGTTATTTGGCCTAACCAGTCGCTTTAAGATGACAGTCAGCCCATTTAAGATAAGTCATAAAAAGACAGGCTCAACATTCTATTTTTACGGCCTCGATGACTACCAAAAGTTGAAATCAAACAACATTGGGAATATTATCGCCGTTTGGTATGAGGAGGCTGCTGAATTTTCAAGCGCAGAAGAATTTGACCAGACCAACATTACATTTATGAGGCAGAAACATCCACGCGCTCAATTTGTTAAAATCTTTTGGTCATATAACCCTCCTATCAATCCGTACAGTTGGATAAATGAGTGGTACGAGGAAATGAATACGCAAGATAATTACTTATGCCATTCTAGTACTTATCTTGATGATGAGTTAGGTTTTGTAAATGATCAGATGTTGGCTGATATCGAGCGTATCAAAAAGAATGACTATGATTATTACAGATATGTCTATCTAGGTGAGTCAGTTGGTTTAGGGAATAATATCTATAACATGAGTACATTTCACCCGTTAGATGCTTTGCCTAGTGATGATAGGCTGATAGGTATATCTTTTGCATTGGACGGTGGGCATCAGCAGTCAGCTACTGCATGTTGTGCTTTTGGGATAACTGCTAAAGGTAAGGTTATCTTACTTGATACCTGGTATTACTCACCAGCTGGCCAAGTGATAAAGAAAGCACCTAGCCAACTATCACAGGACATCAACGGCTTTATACAATCCGTTGTCAGCAAGTACAGAGTACCTATCTTGCAATATACGATTGATAGCGCAGAGGGAGCATTGAGAAACCAAATGTATCTTGATTTCGGTATTAGATGGCATCCAGTGGCTAAATTGAAGAAAGTGACAATGATTGATACATTCCAATCACTATTAGCACAAGGTCGCTTTTATTACCTTGATACAGAGAATAACAAGGTATTTATTGAAGAACATAAGATGTACAGGTGGGATGAAAAGACACTGCAGTCCGATAGCCCAAATGTCATCAAAGATAATGACCATACATGCGATGTTGCCCAGTATTTTACACTAGACAATTCTAAGATACTTGGTTTGCGTGTTGGTAATTCATAAGGAGGGCAACAATGAACTTAATTCAAAAAGTAAAAGACTTTTTCAACCGTGGGAGGTATAACATGGAAACATCAAACCTAAACAGCATCTTGGAGCACCCAAAGGTAGCTGTAACACAATCCGAATTTAACAGGATACAGCTCAATCTAGCTTACTATCAATCTAAATTTGATGATGTGGAGTACATCAACACCGATGGCGACAGAAAGCGTAGAAAGATGCAACACTTGCCGATTGCACGAACTGCAGCCAAAAAGATTGCTAGCCTTGTCTATAATGAACAAGCAGAGATCACAGCAGATGATGATACGTTAAATGACTTTCTTAATGATATGCTAGGCAATGACCGCTTTAACAAAAACTTTGAGCGGTATTTAGAGAGTTGTCTGGCTTTGGGTGGGCTTGCTATGAGACCTTACATTGATGGAGATAAGGTTAGAGTGGCATTTATTCAAGCACCAGTATTTTTGCCATTACAAAGCAATACACAGGATGTATCAAGTGCGGCAATCCTCACAAAGACAATTAAGTCAGAGAGCAAAAAGAATGTATATTATACGTTAGTTGAGTTTCATGAGTGGGTAACTCAAGATGGCCAAGAGGTAGGGAGTACAAAGGATAAGAACCTATACCGCATTACTAACGAGCTTTACAAATCAACATCAGACGGCACGCTGGGTGATCGTGTAAATTTGAGTGAGCTATATCCTGACTTGCAACCAGTAACAACGATACAAGGACTATCACGCCCATTGTTTGTTTATCTCAAGACACCAGGAATGAATAATAAAGACATCAACAGCCCTCTTGGATTATCAATCTTTGACAACGCCAAGACCACTATTGATTTTATCAATCGCACGTATGATGAATTTATGTGGGAGATTAAGATGGGGCAAAGGCGCGTGATTGTGCCTGAGCAGTTGACACAATTACAAGTACAAGATACTCAAGGGAACTTTACTTTTAAACGTCGCTTTGATACTGACCAAAATGTTTACATGCAAGTAGGGGCAGGAAACATGGATAGTGGGAGTATTATTGATCTTACAACTCCTATCCGCTCATCTGATTATATTTCAGCTATTTCAGAGGGGCTTAAACTATTTGAAATGCAAATAGGTGTATCTAGTGGCATGTTTACCTTTGATGGGCAAGGGGTCAAGACAGCAACGGAAATTGTAAGTGAGAACTCAGACACTTACCAAATGCGAAATAGTATTGTTGCACTTGTTGAGCAAGCTATCAAAGAGCTTTGTGCTTCTATGTGCGAGTTAGGCAAAGCGGTAGGGATATATAGTGGAGAAATTCCAGAACTTGATGATATTTCAGTTAATTTGGATGATGGTGTATTTACTGATAGGCATGCAGAGCTTGATTACTGGATGAAGATGGTAGCAGCTGGCTTTGCAACACAGAAAAGAGGTATTGCCAAAGTGCTCAACATCACAAATGAAGAGGCAGAGAAAGAACTTGCTGAAATCAATGGAGAGTTGCCACCAGAGAGCGATGCAGAGCTTGCTTTGTACGGAAAAACAGAGAAGAAAGCAGAAGATGGAGAGCTATAAACTGCTATAAATTACAATAAACGACACATAAGGAGTTGAAAATGACTGATAAACGTAAAATGCCAACTCTAAATGATCAGCGATTTTCTTTGCACATGCAGGGCGTGAGTGATATTTACTCTAAAATGCAAATTGAGTTGTTTGATAGCATGATAAAACGACTTAAAGAGCGTGGCAATGCTGACCTTGCAAAAAATCCGTATATATGGCAACTAGAAAAGCTCAACGATATGTACATGCTGAATGAGGAGAACTTAAAGATTATTGTTGAACGTACAGGAATTGCTGAGAATCTTTTGAGAGAAGTCATTGCTAACGAGGGATTAAAGGTCTATAAGGACACAAAGGAGCAACTAGAGGAAGATTTGAAAAGGGAATCTAGTGGCAAAGTTAGAAATGGTGTAATTGATGCTCTTGAGTCCTATACTCAACAAGCTATAAGTGACCTTAATCTTATCAATTCAACATTACCAGCAAGCATACAGACTGTTTTCAAATCGGTTGTAGAGCAGACAGTAGCACAAGTCGTATCAGGGACTAAAACAAGTGATAGGGCTTTAAATGATACTATCATGTCGTGGCAAAAAAAGGGCTTTACTGGATTTACTGACAGCGCAGGGAGAGAATGGCGAGCAGATAGCTATGCCAGAGCAATTATTAAAACGACAACTTACAGGGTTTACAATGATATGCGTACAAGACCTGCAGAGGAATTAGGGATAGATACTTTTTACTACTCTATCAAGTCGTCTGCTAGAGCTGCATGCGCTCCATTGCAAGGTAAGATTGTCACTAAAGGTCAAGGTAGAACAATAAACGGCCTTACTATTCATAGTTTGCTAGATTATGGTTTTGGTACTGCTGGGGGATGTCTAGGTGTCCATTGTGGTCATTATCTTACTCCTTTTATCGTAGGAGTAAATGAAATACCAGACTTGCCAGACTATATGAAAGACCTAACACCAGAACAGGCAGAAGAAAATGCACGCATCGAGGCTAAACAAAGAGCTTTAGAGCGCAATATCAAGCATCACAAAGAAAGATTGCACTATGCTAGTACATTAGGTGATGATGATCTGATACAAGCTGAGAGGCTAAAAGTTAGAGCTTATCAAGGGAAAATAAGAGCTCTTGTAGAACAACACGAATTTTTAAGCCGTGATTACAGTAGAGAAAGAGCATATATCTAATTATCAAGAGGGTTACTAAACAACCCTCTTTTTTTGTGCCTAAAACCGTAAAAAATCCCATTCCATCCAAAGTAAACTGAAATAGTAAATAATATTTTGCTTTTCGGTGGGAGTTGTCCACCTAAAAAGAACTAAGGAGGTACAAATGGCATTTACAACAGAGGAACTACTCAAACTTGGATTGACAGAGGAACAGGCTAAATCAGTCTTTGCCTTGCGAGGAAAAGAGCTCAACGAGGACAAATCAGCCTTGGAAACTATCACCAAAGAGCGAGATAGTTTGAAAGGTCAGTTAGAAAAAGCAGAGGAGCAAGTTGAACACTTGAAATCGCTTGAAGGTATCAGCGCTAAACAGAAAGAGGCGATTGATGAATTACAAGCTGAATATGACAAGTATAAACAAGAGGCTGCTGATGAACTGGCAAAAACAAATAAGGTGAATGCTATCAATCTTGCTTTGAAAGATACCACAGCACACAATCCATCAACCTTGATGAAGTTTATTGATGTTGATGCCATTGAACTAGATGACAGTGGCAAACCTAAACTAGATGACATCCTCAATGGTCTAAAGGAAAGTGACCCATATCTTTTTAAAGCAGAAGAAGATGGCAAGCCTAACCCAAATATCGTTGCGTTTGGAAATCCAACAGCAACAGACCCAGCACCAGATGCCTTTGCACAGGCATTGGGGCTAACAGAATAAAAAGGAGGAATAGTAGATGTCAATCAATTACATCACAAAACATGAGGGGCAGTTTGAAAAACGCCTTATGCAAGGCTCATTGACTGCCATTCTTGAAACGCCAAAAGTAAATTGGCTCGGTGCAAAATCATTTGAATTGCCAACAATCTCTGTAACAGGATATAAGGCGCATACACGCTCTAAAGGTTACAACTCAGGTACAGTATCAAACGATAAAAACGTTTATACTCTTGGATTTGACCGAGATGTTGAGTTTTTTGTTGATACAGCAGATGTTGACGAAACAAACCAAGAGCTTTCAGCCGCTAACATCTCAAATACATTCATTTCAGAACATGCAACACCAGAAGTTGATGCTTACCGCTTTTCTAAAATTGCAACAACTGCCATCAATGGTAGTCATTTCAAGCAAGAGGATAGCATTACACCAGAAAATGTCTATGGAATTTTGAAAGCTGCTATTTTGCCAATGCGTAAATATGGAGCATCAAACCTTGTCATGTATGTATCTAGCGAGGTAATGGATGCTCTAGAGCGTGCTAAAGACTTTACACGCGCAATCGCTACTACATCACCTCAAGGAATTGACACACGTGTAACATCGCTAGATGGAGTGCAACTTATCGAGGTTTGGGATGATGCACGTTTCAAAACTCAGTTTGATTTCACAACTGGATTTGTGAAAGCTGGCGGCGGTAAAGATATCAATTTCTTGATCGTGGCTAAGACAGCTATCATTGCCAAAGCTAAATTTAACTCTATCTATCTCTTTGCTCCTGGGCAACACACAGAGGGTGATGGTTACCTATACCAAAACCGTTTGTACCATGATTTGTTTGTCTTGAAATCTCAAGAAGATGGGGTTTACGTTTCACATAAATCAGCATAGGAGGTAGCAGATGAAGAAATACATCAAAGAAAATCAAGTTTATACCGTGCAAGAGGGTAGTGAGCTTGAGGTGCAACTTATGGCAGATGGCTTTGAGGAATTGGTGGAAGATGGTGACGAGCTTGAAACACCAAAGAAAACTAAGGATAAAGGTAAAAAATAATGGCTAAGTATAAAGCAATTAAGAACCTAATTTTAAAGACACCTGGTATTTATGTGACAGAGGGAGAATTTGTTGAGCTTGAACCGAATTATGCCGATCAAGTCAATAAAGATCTCAAGCAAACATTTCCAGATGTCGATGCAGTTTTAGAGCTTGTAGAAGATGTGCCCACACAATTTGAGCAGGCTGAATAAATAAGGGGTGACAACACCCTTTATTTTTAAGGGAGGTTACGCATGACTTATTTAACGAAAGATGAGTTTGTTACTGACTTAGGCTTTGATGATGTAACGGATTTTGACAAGTTAGCTAAACGAGCAGAAATTGCTATCAATCTCTATACTCAAGGAATTTATCAAAAACATATTGACTTTGAGAAAGAGGTTGAGTATCGCAAATCTGCTGTAAAGCTAGCTATGGGTTTTCAAATCGCCTATCTCGATTCATCTGGCATTATGTCAGCTGATGATAAACAACTAGCTAGTAGTGTTTCTATTGGCCGTACATCAATTTCATATGGCACCTCACAAAGCACCTCAGCAGGTCAGCAATTTAATTTGTCTATGGATGCTGAAAATGCTTTGAGACAAGCTGGCTTTAGCCTAGTTGTTGGAGTTGTATATGATCGATAAGCGACTATTAAAAGGGATTGACAAGCGTTTGTTAAAGGATGTCCTGACCATCAAGAAAGTGACTGACAAAAACGATTATGGAGATGAAGTGTATTCGGAGCCGTTGACTATTAAAAATGTACGTTTTGATAGATCAGTGGGGGCATCTGGTAATCGTAACTCAAAATCTGGCACAGGAAATTCAAAATCAAGGCAAAAACAAGGGGTCATTTACCTCTATCCCTCACTATCTTTTGTGACAGCTGATGATAATTGGATGGGTGCAAAAGTAAATGATGGGATAAGAGATTACACAATTAATGGATTTCAAACTAACTATTATGATGGTGAGATATTCAGTCAAGAAATTGAGGTGATCTAATGAGTATTGCCATTAAAGTTGACTTGCAGAAAGCTAAACAGAAACTTTCGAGCGAATCCATGACAAGAGGAAAGGTTGCGGTGGCTAGCCAAATCTTTCTAGACAATGAGCAATATATCCCCTTGAGGGGTGGAGAGTTGAGAGCTTCTGGCCGAATCGTTGGACAGGGCGATGCTGTTGTTTATGGCACAGTTTACGCTAGGGCGCAATTTTACGGTTCAAACGGTATTGTCACCTTTAGGAGATATACCACTCCAGGTACAGGAAAACGATGGGATCAAGTTGCTACTAGTAAACATGCTGAAGAATGGGTTAGAGCTTTTGTGAAAGGAATGGGGCTTTGATGCGAGAGAATGACTTTCAAAATGTACTTTTAAAGCATATCAAGACTTTAAATTTACCAATTCAACCACGCTTTGATTATTTTGAGGATGACAAAGATGACCTGGTTATCAATCAGATACCTGGTGGAAAAGTAGACAGAGAGTATATGGATGGCACACAAGAGATTTCTTTGCCATTTGAAATTGCTGTAAAGGCAAAAAAGAACTCAGTAGCCAATGACACTATCTGGTTAGTAACCTCAGAGCTATCAAAGATAGACTTAGTTTTGCCTAGTGATAACAATTCCTATGAATATATGGGAATGGATGTCAGCCGGCCTGCCATGAAAGGCAAGGATGAGCAAGGCTATTATTATTACACAATCGAAATTGTGGCAAAAATCGTAATAGAGAGGAACAAATAATGACAAGACAAAAAAATGCCCTACGTGGCCATTTTGTAGCTCCATACAATGAAGGAAGTGAACCATTAACAGAAGATACATGGTTGGAACTTGCTAAATGGATCTCAGACGTATCAGATGATACAGACGAGAAAACAGATGATCAAGCATATTATGACGGCGATGGAGTTGAAGAAACAACGGTAGTCAGCGTAAAAGGTGCTTATACCTTTGAGGGTACTTATGATCCAGACGATAAAGCACAAGCCCTTATTGCTGACATGAAGTACAAAACAGGGGATGACCGTAAGCTATGGCACAAGGTTGTTTCTTCTGATAAGAAAAAACAATGGATAGGAACTGCAACAGCAACAGAAATCAAAGCAGGTTCTGGCGCTGCCTCTGACTATGAGGCGTTTGGATGTAAGCTTTCTTACAACTCAATGCCAACAGAAACAGGTATTGGGTAATAACTTTTGATAAGGGCGGGCATTGAGCCTTGCCCTTTTTTACAAGATAAAGGAGTAGAAACATGACAGATATTCAGATTGAACTAAAACGTACAGGATTTCCAGTAAAAATCGGAGAAGTAGAGCTATGGTTTGATACAAGTCAAGAGAGCTTAATGCGCTTTTATGACATGGAAGAAGAACTAAAACGTCGCCTTGTCCAATATGAATTAGATGTGGTATCTGCAAATATCGATAACAAAATTGAGCGTGATGGAGTAACTAAAGAAGTAGTTGCTGGGGCTATTGAATTGGAGAAGAAACAGCTTGAGATTCAATATGATCTTATTTTTGGCGACGGTACATTTGACAAGTTATATTCTGTATATCCAGATTATAACGCCCTAAATAACGCTCTAGAACAGACCGCAATCATGTTGCATGACAAGTTGGAAGAAGTTGCTGAGCAACACAAAACGGTGGTGAAAGAGCGTGCTAGTCACTATTTAAACAAGGGAAAAGTCACTCCAATCAAGAACAACAAGAAACGCAAAAAGAACAAAAAGAAATAGCAGGTAAAAAATATGTCTATGAAATTAAATGATGCCTTAATCACAAGTTTCTCTATTGCTGATAAAGAGTACGACATAGACCTGTCTTTTAATAAAGTTCTAGATGTCTTTGAAATCCTAAAAGAGGATGAAATGACGCGTCTAGAACAAGCTCAGTTGATTGTCCATTTGCTAACTGGACAAGAATTATACAACATCAAAGAGGTTGTAGATTGTTGGATTTACATAAAAGAACACTTTCTAGGGCTCGAAAAAGAAACTGTTCAGTATGATTTGCTAGGCAATCCCATGCCAAAGGCAAAAGGTGAAGAAGAACAAGAAAAATTGATTGATTTTGAACAAGATGCAGAGTACATTTACGCTAGTTTTTTACAAGCCTACGGCATCAATCTTTTGAAAGTTCAAAATGAGTTGACATGGACAGAATTTAAAGCACTTTTGAACGCTTTGCCAGATAACACAATCATGCAACAGATTATAGAAATCCGAGCATGGAAACCAGAATATGGTGGGGATAAGAATAAAATGCGCAAATTACAAGCTAAATATAGTTTAGGAAAGGAGGGAGAAGATAATGGCTGATGGAAAAGTGACCATCGTTGTCGATGTGGATGGTAATAAAGTCAAGGTTCTAAACGATGAGTTAGATAAAACGGCACAGAAAGGTGACAGAGGGAGCAGTTCCCTAAAGAAATTTGCGGTAGGCAGTGCAGTTTTCCAACTTGCCGCTAAAGGTGCTGAACTTTTGGGAGAGGCTTTAGGAGGCGCTATTCAGCGTTTTGACACGTTAGAAAGTTATCCAAGAGTGATGCAAGCGATGGGGCATAGTACAGAAGATGTCACACGCTCAACTAAGAAACTAGCGGCAGGTATTGAGGGTTTGCCTACGACTTTAAATGAAGTGGTAGGCACAGCTCAACGCCTTACCTCGATTACTGGCGATATAAACAAATCAACAGATTTAACACTTGCTCTTAATAATGCCTTTCTTGCCTCTGGATCTTCTAGTGCTGATGCAAGCCGTGGTTTACAACAGTTCAGTCAGATGTTATCAGCTGGTAAGGTTGACATGCAAAGTTGGAAAACGTTACAGGAAACCATGCCTTATGCTTTGCAAAAGACTGCTGAATCATTCGGTTTTGCTGGCCAATCTGCTCAGAATGATTTCTATTCTGCATTAAAAGAGGGGCGTATCACTTTCAACCAATTTTCAAGCAAATTGGTTGAATTGAATGGTGGCGTTGGTGGTTTTGCAGAACTTGCTAAAACTAACAGTAAAGGGATCCAGACATCTTTTGGGAACTTAAAGAATGCGGTTGTTAAAGGTGTAGCTAATACTATCAAGGCTCTTGACGATTTAACAAAGGCAGCAACAGGTAAGACGATTGCTGAGAACTTCGATGCATTGAAAGTAATCATCAATGCGGCTTTTGGTGTTATTGTCAACGTAATTAAAGCTAGCACACCTGTTTTTCAGACTTTGTTTAGTATTTTGGGTACTGGAGCTTCTGTAATCTCATTTTTGACACCGGCTATTATCGGTTTAGTTGCTGCTTTGGTAACTATGCGTGCCATCAATCAAGCGGTAAAAACGACTAAGGACTTGATAAGCGCGTGGAAAACATTCAAAACAACAGCCACAGGAGCGATTCAGATCATCAATCTAATGACAGCTGCCCAAGCTACTTGTGGCTCAGTAACAAAGGCTCAAATGGTTGCTAACTTGGCCAATAACGGAGCTTTGACAGCATCCAATTTGCTTTATGGGGTTCTAACTGGCTCTATCAGCTTACAGACTGCTGCTACTATTGCTGCGACTGCTGCAACTACCGCATTTAAAGCAGCACTGACCGCTTTAACTGGCCCGATTGGTTTGGTTGTTACTGGGATTGGTTTGGTTGTGGGAGTATGTGTGACTTTGTGGCAATGGCTAACTGCCGAGAGTGAGGAGACCAAACGCCTCAAATCAGAACAAGAGGAGTTAGTCAAGAGTACGGATCAATTAACGGATTCTGTTAAACAAAGCGCAAAAGAACGTCAAAAAAATCTTGAGTCTGTAAAAGGTAATACAGAATCTTACCAAAAATTGGCTGACGAAATTGTCCAGTTATCACAAAAGACAAATAAGACAGCAGCAGACAAGAAAAATCTTAAGAAAAAGATTGATGCTTTGAATGCCTCAGTTAGCGGTTTAAATCTAGCCTATGATAAGAACTCTGATTCTTTGTCTCATAACAGTGACCAAATCAAAGCTCGTATCTCAGCGATGGAGGCAGAATCAACATGGGAGACATCCCAGAAGAACCTGCTTGATATCGAACAAAAGCGTGCTGAAATTGGCGAACAGCTAAAGCAGATAGCTGAACAACGCAAAAAATGGAATGAAGAATCCAATGTTAGCGATAGTGTCCGTAAAGAAAGACTGCAAGAACTCAACGACAAGGAAACTGAGCTAAAAAATACTCAGACAGAATTGCAAACTGAGTACGAAAAAACGTCTCAAGTTCAACAGGCGGCATCTGAAGCGATGGCTGCTGCTGCCGAAAATGGTTCAAATAGACAAGTTGTAGCATACGAAAATATGTCTAAATCTCAACAAAAAGCAATAGACGATATGCGTACTAAGTACAATGAATTACTTGAGACAACTACGAACATGTTTGAACAAATCAAGTATAAGTCTGCTATTAGTGTCGATGAAATGATTGCCAACCTCCAAAAAAATCAAGAGGCGGTTAATAATTGGGCAACAAACCTCAATACATTGGCCGAACGTGGGGTAAACGAGGGGATTTTAGCTAAATTACAAGCGATGGGGCCTCAAGGTGGGTTGTACGTTCAAGAACTCGTTAATGCATCAGACGAAAAATTGGCAACATTGAACGAAGTCTTTACTCAAGGTGGTGAGTCAGCTATGAATGGCTTAACTGCTGGTATGGATACGGGTGCTTTGGGTATCACAGACAAAATCAAGGGTATTGTACAAAGTCAAGTTTCAAGCTTACAAGAGGAAATTGCAGCTGCTGACTTTTCTAGTTTGGGGCAAGAAATCCCCAACGGGGTCAGTCAAGGGATAGAACAAGGAGCTTCTACTGCCGGAGAATCTTCTAAAAACATGGCTAATGATATAAAAGAATCCTTTACGAGCGAAATGGATATTAATTCCCCATCTCGTGTTTTCAATGAGTATGGTGGTTTTATCACTACTGGTTTAGCTGAGGGGGTAGATAAAGGTACCAATCAACCTGTATCATCTGTTACTAATTTAGCCAATCAAATTAAGAAACCATTTGATAGTCTGCAGAGTGATTTCACGTACATTGGTGAAATGGCGATGTCTGGTCTTAATGCAGGGCTTTGGAGTGGCTCTGGTTCTGTTATGGCAACAGCTAATTCAATTGCTGAAAGGGTAAAAGCGACCATCAAGAGCGCACTAGATATTCACTCGCCATCTAGAGCAATGCGTGATGAAGTCGGACGTTTCATTCCTCAAGGTATCGCTGTTGGTATTGAAGCAGATGCAGGGGTTGTTGAAAAATCAATGTTGCGATTAAAAGAAAGCATGATGATTGATACTAGACCAGAAATTGCACTTGGCTTAAACAAGAAACTAGGTGCTCAAGTGACTGTTAAACAAAGTAGTAAGCAGACAATAGCTGAAAAAATCAAAGTTACTATGGACAAGTCTAGCGAACTACTCAAAAAAGCCCTGGATGTAGCTGAGACGGCCGTTAGACGACCAAATGAAATGTACTTAAACGATGGTACTTTAGTCGCCAAAACAGGCGATAAATTTGCTAAATATCAATCGGAACAACTAAGACGAGATAATAGGATGAAAGGGGTATTGTCATGACAAAGATAATGACTTTCAACGGAGTTGATATGTCTAAATTCTTTCGTATAACAGATATTATCCGCCCTATCGGGAACAAGAGGAGCGTATCAACTGATAACGCTCCCTTATTGGGCGTGAATATCCAACAGGTTAAGATTGGAGAAAAAGAGCATATCATAAAATTTGACATAAAAACCACAAATGCAATTGAAATGGAACAATTAAAGCATGATTTGGCAGGCATTCTAAACGTTTTAGAGCCAGTAAAGATTACTTATGGCGATGAGCCAGACAAATACTATATGGGGTTGCCGGTAGATGAGATTACTCCAGAAAATTTGACAAGATGGTTCCAGCGCTCAGAGTTAAAAATAATAATTCCTGATGGCGTGGCTCACAGCACGACTTTAAAAAATTTTGATATCGATACAAATGAAACAAGCGCACCGGATAGGATAGTATTTAATTTAACAAATACAGGAACAGAGCCAGCTTATCCAATTATTAGAATTAAACACAACTCAGAGAATGGATATATTGGAGTTGTTAACAACAGAGCGGCGTTTGAGTTAGGAAATCGTGAAGAGGCTGATACTGAAAAATACAGAGACTCTGAAACATTGATAGATTATAGAGGGACTAATATTCTAAAAGGATTTCAAAATGGCACTAAAGGAGTAGCTGTAACAAATGATAATAAGGAGCGTCTTGTTGGCACTTTGAGTACAACAAGTATGTGGGGGCGTAATCATATCGAATTATCAAACCGTGGTACAGTTGAAAAAAATCGAAATAATGCACAAAGTTTGACATGGGCTATTCCTGTTGATAGTAGTGGAGAAGTTGGTTCATTGAATGACTATCTGCTTTGGAGACAAGTTTTTATGGCAGCAGTCGCTAATCAATATGGTTTCATAAAGGTTACTGTATCGGATACAGACGGCAATTTCTTGTATGGGGTGGAAACTTACAAACGCTATCAGACACTTGATTGTGAGTATAGTTTTTTCACCACTGACGGCAAAGGTGGATACAAGTTTATCAAATGGTGGTATTTTACTGGGACAGGGGCTCAAGTAGGCAAACTTGATCCATTTAGCGCGGAAAAGGGCTGGTCAGAGTTAAAAAGAAACGATGATAGAGTTCAAGTGTTTTTTGATGGCTCTCATTATGACTTTATTATTCCGGAGATAAAAGACAAAAAATCAGCAAAAATCCATATCACGCTTGGAGCACTCAGAGACTGGCCTCTTGTATCACATATGTATGTTGATGAGTTCATGTATAGAAAAGACTTTGTGACAAAGAGTAGAGATATTCCTAATCGCTATCCAATAGGTTCAAATGTTGTAATCAACAGTGAGGACGATAGTGTGTATATTGACGGGATATCTAAAGTAAGCGAAGTTGTAGACGGTTCACATTGGCCAGCAATTCCTCCAGGAAAATCTCAACTAGAGTTGTATTTTTCACGTTTTGTTAAGAAAAAACCAACTGTAACAATCGAATTTGAAGAAAGGTGGATATAAGATGCTTTTGACAATCCATGATGCAAATTTACAAAAGGTAGCATTTATTGATAACGAAAAACAAGGTACGTTAAATTATTACGATGATACTTGGACAAGAAGTCTTGCAACAGGTTCGTCAACGTTTGAGTTTACGGTATTTAAAAAGGCTGTAAAGTCTGATTTACCTCTTGCTAAAGCCTATCATCATTTGAATGAGCATGCATTTGTCTCATTTAAGTACAAGGGTAAAAGCTTTGTGTTTAATATCATTATTGTTGAAGAAAATGAGCAGACAATCAAATGTTATTGTGAAAATCTCAATCTTGAGTTAATCAATGAGCTTGCGAACCCTTATAAATCTAACAAAGCGATGACTTTCAAAGAGTATTGTGAGGCGATGGATCTTTTAAATTATACTCACCTTTCTATTGGTATCAATGAAATATCAGATTATAAGCGTACTCTGGAATGGGAGGGGCAAGAAACCAAACTAGCCCGTCTATTAAGCCTAGCCAAACGATTTGATGCTGAGATTGAATTTGATACACAGTTAAATGCTGATAGCACTATCAAAAAGTTTAGTGTTAATGTTTATCATGAAAACGATGACAACCATCAAGGGGTGGGACGTGTAAGAAATGATGTCATTGTTAAATACGGAAAAAACATCCACTCTATTACAAGAAAAGTGGATAAGACTGGTATTTTCAATACAATCAGACCGACTGGTAAAATGCCAACGGTTGAAGAAGAACCGAGCGGAGATAAGGGCTCCAAAAGCGAAACTGTAAAAAATGCAGATGGTTCAACGACGAAAACCACAATCTCTACAGCCTCAGATGGGACTAAGAGCAAAACTATTGTCCACACTAAAGTTACAAAGTTAGCGGACAAGACACGGATCACAACGACCACAACGACTCGTTCTGATGGTTCCATAGAACAAACTGTTACAACCAGCAAAAAAGGCGGAGCATCAACGTCTGAAACAAAAGTCTTGAAAAAACCAAATCCAAAAGAAAAAACAAATACAACTGAGGATGTTTTGACGATTGAGGGATTGGATGAATGGGAAGTAAAGAACGAGAAAGGGATAGTTGAATTTTATCAAAGAGGGCAAGCACTGTATGCGCCTATTTCAATGCAACTATATCCCTCAACCTTTACTCATTCAACAGGGGAGCTTGACCAGTGGACAAGAAAAGATTTTCATTTTGAAACAGATGAGCCAAACGAGTTAAGACGTTTAGGTTATCTCAAATTGAAAAAGTATTGTTATCCAGCTATCACTTATGAAGTTGATGGCTTTGTCGATGCTGATATTGGAGATACTGTTAAAGTCCATGATGACGGTTTTGCCCCTCTATTGATGATTCAAGCACGGGTTACTGATCAAAAAATCAGTTTCACAAATCCAGTGAGAAATAAGACAATATTTGACAATTTCAAGGCACTTGAAAACAAACTATCAGCTGATATCCAGTCAGCCTTTGAGAGATTGTTTGAAGCTGCTAAACCATATACTATCAAATTGTCAACGGACAATGGTGTTATCTTTAAAAATCAGATCGGCCAGAGTCTAGTAACCCCAACCTTATACAAGGGAGGAAAACCAGTCGTTGTTGGTGTTACTTGGCGATGGGCACTTGATGGAGAAGTAACAACAGGGATGACTTACTTAGTTAGAGGCTCAAATGTAACTGATACAGTTACTCTGACAGTTGCAGCTTACATTGGAAATAAAGAGGTTGCTGTTGATGAGATATCGCTTGTTAATGTTGCTGATGGAAAACTTGGTACACCTGGAACTCCAGGGCGAGATGGCCGTACTCCTTATGTCCATACAGCATGGGCTAATAATGCAACAGGAACAGATGGATTTAGTCTTGATAGCTCAATCAATAAACTCTATATTGGTATTTATACAGACTTTGAACCAAACGACAGCACAGACCCCAAAAAATACAAGTGGGCTAAAGTGAAAGGAGACAAGGGAGAAAAAGGCGATAAAGGAGAACCGGGACAACGTGGTTTAGATGGCTTGCAAGGTGCAAGAGGTGAACAAGGATTACCTGGTCGCAATGGTGCAGATGGCCGTACTCAATACACTCACATAGCTTATAGTAATAGTGCTGATGGAACTAAGGATTTTTCTGTAAGTGCCTCTGATAGAGCTTATATTGGGATGTATGTTGATTTTAATAGCGCTGATAGCACTACTCCATCCGATTACAATTGGACACTTGTAAAAGGTTCTGATGGTGCAAATGGTGTGGCAGGTAAGGCTGGATCAGATGGTAGGACACCATACTTACATATAGCTTACGCCACATCAAATAACGGCTCACAAGGTTTTTCAACTACTGACAGTACAAATAAAACGTATATCGGAACATACACAGATTACACTCAGGCAGATAGTACAGATTACAGAGTGTATAAGTGGACGTTGATAAAAGGGGCAGATGGTACTGGTATTTCTAATGTCACTAATTACTATTTAGCTACTACAGTCTCAACAGGTATCACAAGAGCAAGTACAGGGTGGACAACTACTCCACAGCCTATCACATCAGATAAGCGTTATTTATGGAATTATCGAGTTGAGCTATACACAAACGGTACAAGTAAGACGACAGACCCTACTGTTATTGGTGTACATGGGGAAAAAGGAGAACGTGGATTACAAGGTGATCAAGGTGTTCCAGGAATTAGAGGGACAGACGGAAGAACCCAGTACACTCATATTGCTTACGCAGATAATGCAGTTGGAGGAGGTTTTAGCCAAACTAATACCAATAAGCCATATATTGGTATGTATGTCGATTTTAATGCTGCAGATAGTAATAATCCGACAGTTTATAAATGGACAAAGTGGAAAGGTGAAGATGGTGCGCAAGGTGTACCGGGAGCAAAAGGAGCAGATGGTAGAACACCGTATTTTCATCGAGCATGGGCAAATTCTGCTGATGGTCGTGATGGTTTCAGTACAACAGATAGCACTAATAAGCGCTATTTAGGTACGCTAACAGATTTCAATGAAGTAGATAGCCAAGACCCAACAGCCTATAAATGGACGGCACTATTTGATAATGTCACGGGTGGAAATCGTAATTACTTTAAAGACAGTAGAATTAAACAGATTAACACAGGGGGCACAGGAACCTATGATTTTAGAACATTCATTGTAGATGATTTTTGGAAAAATCCAGATAGGCTTAAATCGAATTATGTTCGTATCTCATTTGAAATCTCCTTATCTCCTGCTTTAACAAAAGATACACAGGCTAGCGTACATTTTTCTGCCACTCCTTGGTACGGTAATAAAATTACTTTGAAAGCTGGCGTTACAACGTCACAAAAGTTCGAGTTTATTATAAACCTCTCTGGAGCTAGTGAAAATTACAAGACGAATAATATCTTTGTTAGATTTGGAACAAGTAACGGTTTTCCAGCTAATCTTACAGTCACACTTAAAAATGCCATGCTTGCCATAGGTACCAACTTTCACGATTACGTGAAAGCCATTGAAGATGTTGAAACTGACATTGATTCAAAAGCTGACCAATCACTGACTCAAGAGCAATTGAATGCCCTCAATGAGAAATCACAGATTTTAGAGGCTGAAATGAAAGCGAAAGCATCGATGGAGGCCTTTAGTGAATTAGAAAAAGCATATAATGCTTTTGTGAAATTAAATGCAGACAGTCAAAAAAAATCTGAGTCTGATTTGGTTGAAGCAGGAAGAAGAATTGATTTGCTGACGACACAATTTGGAGGATTAGCAGAGCTTAAAACATTCATTGATACTTACATGAAAAGCACAAATGAGGGCTTGATTATAGGTAAGAATGATGCAAGCTCTACTATTAAGGTATCAAGTGATAGAATATCCATGTTTTCTGCAGGTAAGGAAGTTATGTACATTTCGCAAGGTGTAATAAACATTGATAATGGTATTTTTACCGCATCAGTTCAAATTGGGCGTTTTAGAACAGAGCAATACTATCTTAAAAAAGATGTGAATGTCATACGATATGTAGGAGGTTAAAAAAGAAAATGACTAAATTTATCAATTCTAGTGGTTCATTACACTTGAATATTTATATTGAACAAGTTAGTCAAGACATTGCTAATAACTCCTCAAGGGTTAGTTGGAAAGCTACTGTTGACCGTGATGGAGCTTACCGCACATATACTTATGGTAATATTAGTAACTTGTCTGTATGGTTAAATGGGTCAAGTGTGCATAGTAGTCATCCAGACTTTGACACATCCGGGCAAGAGTTTACTTTAGCAAGTGGGGAAGTAACCATCCCACACAGCGGTGATGGAACTAAGACTTTTACAGTATGGGCATCGTTTGATCCAAATAACGGAGTACATGGAAACATTACCGTATCAGCAAACTATACTCTTTCAAGCATTCCTCGATCTAGTAGTGTAAGCGACAATGCTCTTTCAGGAAATAGGCGGCTCGGAAGTCCCCACACTCTCACTATTGACCGCAAATCTAGCTCATTTACTCACCAAGTATGGTATAGAGTGTTTGGTAGCGACTGGATTGATTTAGGAAAAAATCACGCAACAGGCGTTTCTTTCGTACCTAATATTGACCTGGCTAGATACAACACAAAAGCAAAGTCTGGCACGATGGACATATGTGTCCGAACATATAATGGAACTACTCAAATTGGAAATGACGTTTATTCAAACGGATGGTATTTTGAAATTCCGGAAAGCGTGAAACCTACATTTTCTGGAATTACATTGACTGATATGAATACTGTTGCTAGGAAGCTATTGAGTGGAAATAACTTTTTACAGATTATTTCTGATATTCAGGTCAACTTTAATAATCTATCCGGGGCTTATGGTTCGACTATCACAGGATATCGTGCTGAAATCGTAAACAAGAATCAGGTTACAACTGTAAACGGTGGTAGGCTTGGTATGATGAATTTCAATGGTTCAGCAACGATTCGAGCTAGTGTGGTTGATAGCCGAGGCAGGCAATCAGATACTAGAGATATTACAATCAATGTTATTGAATATTTTGCACCAGCTTTTAGTTTTACAGCTTTTAGGACGCGGGAAACACCTAACATTATTCAAGTTGTCAGGAATGCTAAAATCGCTCCTATCACTTTATCAGGTAGTCAAAAAAATGTCATGACACTATCATTCAAAGTAGCTCGATTAGGTAGTACAACTTTTACAGCTGATCATGGTAGAGCTTCTGGTATTTGGACAACTCAACACACCTTAAATAATTCAGCTGCTAACATGGCAGGTAATTATGTTGCAACCAAATCATTTGTGGTCATAGGAACTCTATCTGATAAGTTTACAAGCACAGAATTTACAGCAACAGTTGCAACTGAAAGTGTGGTAATGAGTTATGACAAAGATGGCCGTGTGGGCATTGGTAAAGTTGCAGAGCAAGGTGGTGCAGGGTCATTGGATGTCTTGGGAGATATCTACGCTAGAAATAAACCTATTCAACAATATCAATTGACTGACAATAATGGATGTGGAAAACTTATCAAACAGGATTTTAATACGATGAAAGAGACTGGAACGTGGTGGATAAATGGTAGCTCTCAAAACAACCCCTTTTCTGGAACTTGGGGGATGCTAGAGGTATTCAGACCTAATCCAGGCTCTCATGAACGTATTCAACGCTTCACTACCTCAACAGGATATATGGCAGTTAGGGAGAATGGTTTTGATAACAACTGGAGACCATGGCGCTATCTGGTGCAACAATCCAAGTCTACTAATAACTCTGACTATGTAGCTTTGCTAAAATCAGAAAGCACTCCGACTCCTTGGCAAAATGCCATTTTACAAAATGGATGGAATCATCACAGGGATTACGGAGGTGTCCAATTTTCAAAAACATTCGATGGTGTTGTTTGTTTTAAAGGAACATGTAAGGGCGGAAAGATTGCACGTGAGTCAATCATACTTACTTTACCTGAACATTTCAGACCATCTACAACATTATTCAAAACTGCTTTGAATAATGATTACGGTTCAGCCGTTATAGGAATTTATCCAAATGGAAACGTAGTTGTCAAATCTAATGTAGATGCTACTTGGCTTAATTTTGATAATGTGTTTTTCAAAATATAACAATCGTAAAAAATCCCTAATTATTAACGGATAATAAATTTATAAAGGAGGAAATGACAATGCTAAAAGTCACTAAAACACGTCAGCTAGTAGCTGAATTTTTCGCACAAGATGGCGACCAACAAAAATTGGTCAAAACTACTGTAATCAACACAGACAATGAAGCTGTTTCAACAATATCTGAAACGCTGCATGACCCGGATCTGTACGCTAACAATCGTATCAGTATGCGTAAGCATGAGCAAGAGTTACGAGAAATGCGCTATAAGATTGAAGATGCCATTTTGGCAGAGCTGGAAGCAGATGCTGAGCATAAGGAATAGGAGGTGTGTATGCAAATTGAATTTTTCAATTTTTTTAGAAGCCTCATTCAAACTGAAGATGGTCTGGTCTTGTATGCTCTGGCATTGATTGTCTCAATGGAAATCATTGATTTTGTCACAGGGACGATTGCGGCGATTGTCAATCCTGACATCGAGTACAAGAGCAAAATCGGCATTAACGGGCTCCTTCGTAAGATTTCAGGGGTTCTCTTACTGATGATCCTCATTCCGGCGTCCGTTTTGTTACCTGAAAAGACAGGTTTTGCATTCTTGTACTCAATCTATCTCGGGTACATCGCATTTACTTTTCAATCTCTCATTGAAAATTACCGCAAATTAAAAGGAAATGTTATTCTTTTTCAGCCGATTGTAAAAGTATTTCAGCGATTACTTGAAAAAGATGATGATACGAAAAAAGGAGAATAACAAATGCAACAAATTACTGAAATCATTACTAATGGAGCAATCAGCATCCTAGTCATTTTGGCAGGGGTGGTAGTTAGGGCAGTCAAGGAATACCTCGTCAAAAAAGGTGGAGAAAAGACTATCAAGATTGTTGAAATCTTGGCCAAGAACGCAGTAAATGCCGTTGAGCAGGTTGCCTCAGAGACTGGATTTAAAGGCGATGAAAAGCTGGAGCAGGCTCGTGCTAAAGTCCGTGCTGAGCTTAACAAATATAACATTAGTATGACTGACAAGGACTTAGACACCTTCGTAGAGTCAGCAGTGAAGCAGATGAATGACGCATGGAAAGGACGATAGGGAATGGATATCGATAGAAACAGACTACGTACAGGCTTGCCACAGGTTGGGGTGCAGCCTTATCGACAAGTACACGCTCACTCAACAGGCAACCGTAACTCAACCGCTCAAAATGAGGCGGACTACCACTACAGAAAGGACCCTGAGCTTGGGTTCTTCTCTCATGTGGTTGGAAATGGTCGTGTCCTGCAGGTCGGACCTGTAAACAACGGAAGTTGGGATGTTGGGGGCGGTTGGAATACTGAGAGTTACGCAGCGGTTGAACTGATTGAAAGCCATTCAACTAAAGAAGAGTTCATGACGGACTACCGCCTTTATATCGAACTCTTACGCAATCTAGCAGATGAAGCAGGTTTGCCGAAGACTCTTGATACAGACGACTTGGAAGGTATCAAGACGCATGAATACTGTACCAATAACCAACCAAACAACCACTCAGACCATGTGGATCCATATCCATATCTTGCAAGTTGGGGCATTAGCCGTGAGCAGTTTAAGCAAGACATCGAAAACGGCTTGAGCGCTGCAACAGGCTGGCAGAAAAATGGCACTGGCTACTGGTACGTACACTCAGACGGCTCTTATCCAAAAGATAAGTTTGAGAAAATCAACGGTACCTGGTATTATTTCGATGGCTCAGGCTATATGCTTTCAGACCGCTGGAAGAAGCACACAGACGGTAATTGGTACTACTTTGACCAATCAGGCGAAATGGCCACAGGCTGGAAGAAAATCGCTGACAAGTGGTACTATTTTGATGTAGAAGGTGCCATGAAGACAGGCTGGGTCAAGTACAAGGACACTTGGTACTACTTAGACGCTAAAGAAGGCGCCATGGTATCAAATGCCTTTATCCAGTCAGCGGACGGAACAGGCTGGTACTACCTCAAACCAGACGGAACACTGGCAGACAAGCCAGAGTTCACAGTAGAGCCAGATGGCTTGATTACAGTTAAATAAATAGAAAGGAAACTTTCTAAATTGTTCTTTCACCGCAGGCTCAGGCTTGCGGTTTTTTTGTTTTAAAAAAGGGGCAAAAAAGGGGCAAAAGTGTCGTAAACCTCTGTAAAACGATGTAAAAAATCAACTTTGCCCTCGCTTTAAAGCTCTAAATTTCAACGTATTGTGAAACAGTGTAAATTATCGTATCGCCTATAATTGTTGTGTGCTCTTTTTTCGTGCTTTTTCCGAATAAATAAGATAGAATAATCTAGAATAAATGATAATAGAAAAGAGAAAATTATGAAAATTCGTGGTTTTGAATTGGTTTCGAGTTTTACAGATGAAAATTTATTGCCCAAGCGTGAGACAGCGCATGCGGCTGGTTACGACTTAAAGGTTGCTGTGCGTACAGTTGTTGCGCCAGGAGAGATTGTCTTGGTTCCAACAGGGGTTAAGGCTTATATGCAGCCGACTGAGGTTCTCTACCTCTATGATCGTTCTTCAAATCCTCGTAAGAAGGGCTTGGTTTTAATTAACTCAGTTGGGGTCATTGATGGGGATTATTATGGAAATCCTGGAAATGAAGGGCATATTTTTGTGCAGATGAAGAATATCACAGACCAAGAGGTTGTTCTTGAAGTTGGGGAACGTATTGTCCAGGCTGTTTTTGCTACTTTCTTAATTGCAGATGGAGATGCAGCTGATGGCGTTCGAACTGGTGGATTTGGATCGACAGGGCACTAG